TGCTCATCCTCTATGTACTCATCTCCAATGATGACATTCATCATGTCATCCTTTATCATTTCAAGAACCTCTTCCACGGTACAGTACATTCCCATCACCTACCCTTTATCCCTGTGCCTGCGGCTCTGCCTCCCCGGTGGAGCCATACGCCATCTGCCAAAAGCCATATCCTGCATTGCTTCTCCCGTCTGCCCCATACAGGAACTCATCCAACAGGAAGACGTTCTCATCCGTGTCCTTTGTCAGGGACACAAACTTGATTTTCTTCCGGAGCTGATAGATGAAAGGCTTCAGGAAGCGGTTGGTACACAGAAGGAACCAATACTCCGGGTGCTCTGCAAGGGCAGGCTCGACATGGAGCTTTGCTGTCCCCTTCAGCACGTTGGTGGTGCCTTCAATCTGGTCAGCTTCCAAGATGAGCTTGGCTTCCTCCTCCAATGCCGGGGACACAACCAAGAGGTCAGGCACAAGCTTCAAGCTCTTGCCCTTGTCTCCCTTGATGCTCATAATGGAGCTCCTTGCCTCCATGTAGGACTCCCTTGTCAGCTTCTTGTTGCTCCGGTTGCTGTAGGTCTTATCACCCACCTTGTGGGCAGTATGGAAGAATGAGAGCCCGTCATAGCACTTCTCCGTGAAGCCGCCCATCATTGCACCAAAGACAAGCTCATCCGGATGCAGGGCAGCAGCTTCCCCCATGTTGGAGAAGAGCGGCGTGTATACCCCGTACTTGTCATCCTCAATGTCATCCCTCGGTACGCCTATGGTCATCTCAAACTTTTTGTTCTTGATGAGGTAGTCATACGCTGCAAGAGCCTGTATCTCCCTCTCGCCAATCCATTCCCTCATGCCCGGCATCTGTCCAAGCCACTTGTAGTCCTGTTCCCCCGTGGTGCTCGGTACCACGGTTGCAACCTTCTGATAATTGGACTGTGTGGTGTCAAAGCTCTTGTTGAAAGCTGTGGAATACCCCACGGACAGCCCGTGTAAATTTGCCTGATTAACAATCATGTGTCATTTCCTCCTTCTTACTCTCCGGCTCCTGCCTGTGTCATGTCAACGGTCACTCCGTCATCCGCCACCTCCAAGATGATGCCTGCCACGCTTGAGCCATCCGCTGTGATGGTCACTGTCCGCTCATCCTTGACATAGCAGGGCTTCAGGATGTCGGTCTCCTTGATGGTTCCGTCATTGTCCCATACGAACACCCCACGCTTCACGCTGACCGACTGCTCACCGTCTTCCCCGTTCCGGTTGTCACAATACCTCTGCACACACCCGGCAACTTTAAGCCCAGCGGAAGCGGTTGCCGGGGCTGCATATCCATCCCCATTGATGGCTGCCATGGTTGCCTCCGTCAGCTCCGCTCCGCCCTTCACCGGGATGTTGAGCATCCGGTTCCCTGTCCTCTCGTTTCCTGTCCTGTCCATCTCTTAGTCCTCCTTTTTGCTGTACTTCTTTACATCTTCCATGGATACTCCCATATTCTTCAGGATGGCTACATCCACCTCATCAGAGCCGGAAGCTGCCGGGGCATCCTTCAGGTCAAGCTTCCCCGGCGGAACCACCACGGGAGCCTTGTCCACAAAGCCCTTGAAGCCTTCCATGTCCTTCAGTGCGTATGACCTCGCCCAATCGGACTGTGCCGCTGTGATTTTCCCTGCCTTCAGAGCCATCCCCACCGCCTCATCCGCATCCCTTTCCTGCATCCGCTGCTTGAGGGCAAGGAGCTCCGCCTGTGTGTCCGGTGTCCCTGCCCGGAGTGCCATGATGGAAGCCGCCACATCCTCGGTCTTGGCATCCGCCTTCAGCCCAAGCATGGAGAGGATGGTGCTGTTCGCCACCATGTCAGCCCCTTCCGGCTTCGGTTCCCCGTCCCCCGGCTTCCCGTCACCTTCTCCCGGCTTCTTGCCATCCATCTCCTTGAGCTTTTCCGCTGCCTTTGCAGCATCCTCTACCGCCTTCTTGATTTCCTCTTCCGTTGCGGTCTCCGGAAGCCCTAATGCCTTTGCAAGTTCTTTTAAGTCCATGATATTTCCTCCTTCTGATATGTCCTCTATGTCAAGGGAGTTCACCAATGCGAACATCCCATCAATAGCAGGCGTATTTGTCAGTGCAACAGAATGTATTGCTGTTGCCTTCTGGTCTCTTTTCCGCACCAGTACCACCGGGGAGAGGTACCTGTACTCCCTGTTCTTCAGGTACTCGGCTGCCTTTTCTGTCCACTCCACCTTGGCAATGATGGCATCCTCGCCTTTATACAGGTCTTTTATCCATCCGCCTGCCGGAGCCTGCACATCTGCCAGTGTTTGGTGCTCATAGTCAATCACAAGGTCAAGCTTCCTGTCCTTGAACTGTTTCCGGATGAGCTCAAAGCTCTCCTCATCCACGTTGAAGTCCCCTTTTTGGGAATGAACCCTCCCAAGGGGCAGTATCTTGATTTCTTTCGGTACACCGGAGAGCTCCACGCCCTGTCCGGCACATGCTATCAGCTTTGCCATGCCGACCCACCTCTTTCCTTTGCGTTTTAATAGCGTTATTACGCGTTATAACGCCCTTTTAGGTTTCATAGCGTAAATTTCCCCACCGGGACATCCTTCTCCCCTTAGAAAGCCTTTCAGCCCTTCCCTCCGCCTTCAGGCTGCCCCCTCTCCTTAAACAGCTTTTTAAGCTCCGGGGACATGCCCGTCATGTCCGGCTTCCATACGCTCTTTGCCGGGTTGTTGGAGAAGCCCTTGTCCGGGAACTTCGGGAGTATCTCCCCTGTGGAGTAGTCAACGTCAAACGGTGCATCCGTCTCAACATGCAATCCCATCCTTTCCACCTGTTTCTTGGTCAGGCTCACCACCATGCAGCGGCACCGGAACCCGTTGGGTGGGTACCATATGTCCCATATGGGGTCATCTGCCCGGTATACCCTGCCTTCCATGGCTGCATGTGACTCCCTCACGCTCCCGTCCCCGGCTGTCCGGTACCTCCAATATGGTCTCATCTTCATTGTGGTCTCATCCGTCATGCTCTTATAGTGTCCTGCATTGAGGGCGGTCTGCATGTTCGTCCGGAAGATGTTGTCACTCTTCCATGGATTGATGCCCTCATACCCATGCTCCTCAAGGAAGCGGTTCATGTCCTCCCGGAACTGCTCCTTGGTGGTTCCCTCCTCGGCTGCCTTCGTCAGGCAGTCAAGGAACTCCTGAAGGACTCCAAGGCTTGTATATCCTGACACGGTGAAAGCCTTTGCCCGGCTCTCGTCATCAAGCAGCCTGTACTCCTCACTTGTCAGTGCCTTCTTCCCCTTCAGGAATGCCACCGCCTCCTTGAAGACAAAATCCTTTGCCAGTCCATACAATACATCCATTAGTCCATTGACCTCCCTATCAGGTGTGACAGGTAGATGCCCTGCTGTATCAGGTCTTCAAGCTCCGGGCTCTCCATTTCCTGATACAGTTCCCGGAGCTTTTTCTCATCCTTCAGAACCTTTTGCAGCTCATCCATGTCCGCCGCTTTGTCAATCATTTTGAAAATGGGCTTTACCATCTCCCTGAAGATGCCCTCCGCCTGCTTGTTGGCTGCGGATACGATTGCATCAACCTGTCCCTGTTCTGTCTGCCCTTCCTGCTGCTTCAGCTTCAGCTCCTCCGCTTCCTCCATTGGCGGCGGCTGTGCTGACATCCCTGTCCGTGGCGGTTCCAGTACCTCCTCGCCATCCTCCGGCTTCGGTATGTTGAACTTCTTGTATATGTGGCTCTTCGGTATCTCAAGCCCCATGTCACAGGCAAGGGTCTTGTATATCTCAACCACTTCCTTCTGGTCTTCCACCTCATGGCAGTCAAAGCCAAAGAAGGGGATGTCCACATCTGTCCCAAAATTGAACTCCACAAGCGGTCTGATGATGTCCCGGCGGATAGTGACCGCCAAAGCTTTTGCATCCGCAACTGTCAGGTCATGCCTGACCTCATCATGGGTCTTTGACTGTGCATAGGAGCCCCCACCGCTGTCTGATGTCAGGGTCTGTCCAAGGATTGCCTTGCTTATCTGCTCATCACAGTACCGGGCAAGCTTCT